GCGACGAAGGCGCTGCTCCTGGCGGTCGCCCGTGGCAACGGGAAGACCGAGTTTGCGGCGTCCATGCTCATGGCGTCGATGCGCGACCCCACGACCCGGCTGGAGTTCTGCTCGGTGGCCCCCGACAGCCGGCTGGCGCAGAAGACCTTCGAGCGAATGCAGTGCATGGTCGGGACGCTCGCCCTGGACGGCGCCGACAAGCTCGAAGACTCCTGGAAAGCGACGGGCGGCTCGACGCCGGCGCACCCTGGCCGGGTCAAGCACGGCGGGAATCGCTACATCTCGCTTCCCTGTACGGACAAGGCGCTCGACGGCCTGACGGCCCGGATGGTGATCGCCGACGAGGTCAGCCGCATGGAGAAGGCGTTCGGCCGACTCCTGACGGGCCTCGCCAAGTTCCCGACCAGCCAGCTGCTCGCCATCACGACGCCCGACCCCGAGCAGAAGACCCGCCCGATCTGGGGCTACTGGGATGCCCTCGAACGCGCCATCATCGACGGCTCCCCGTACCCGGCCGGATGGTGGCCGATGCTCTACGGGCTCGAACCGGATGACCAAGCGGCGGACCCCGCGGCGTGGCCGAAGGCGCACCCGGCGCTCGGCGTCATCATCGACCCGACGCAGCTGGACCTCTCGGCCCGGACCATGCTCCAGTCTGGCGACCCGGCCCAAATCGCCGAGTTCGAGACCCAGCTTGCCTGCCGCTACCACGAAATCGCCACGACCGACATCGATCTGGCCGTGCTGGAGCGCCAGATGGAGCCCTGCGACTGGGGCCGGCTGGGCGGTCAGAGCGCCGTGATCGGCTTGGACCTTTCCCGCGGCGGCTACGGGGCGCAGCTCGACCTGACCACCATGTGCCTGATGGTCGTGGACGGGGACAAGATCCGGGGCCGGAACGTGTCCTGGTGGGCCGGGACCGACATCGGCCTGGACGAGAAGCGGTGCAAGAACCCCCTCGGCGCGTGGGTGGAGCAAGGCTTCCTGCGCCGGATGCCTGGGGAATGGCACGACATGATGATCGTGGAGGCTGAGATCGAGGCGCTGATGATGCGCTACGACATCCGAAAGATCGGGGTAGACCCCCACCCAAGCCAGGCGCGAGACATCAAGCGCTGGATGGACCGGGGCTGGCCCATCGTCCCGGTGGACCAGTCGATCCGCACGATGGCCCCGGCGTGGAAGCTCTGGGGCGACCTGTTGAAGTCCCGGCAGCTCTTCTACGAGCCCGACCCGGTGCTCTCGGCGGCGTTGAACGCCGTCCGCCTGGTCAAGGACAACGTCGGCAACATCCGCCCCGTGAAGGGCCGCAGCGCCGGGAACACCGACGCCGTGGTCGCCGGGAACATGGCCGCGCTCCTGATGGAGCACCACCAAGTCCGCGAGGCCGGCGGGCTGGCCGCGTCGAGCTGCCCGATTGGGTAGAATCTCGGAAGACAACTTGTCCGGCGAGCCGATTCGCCAGAGGGCCACAAGGCCGAGCGCAAGGGCGCGACAGGCACCACCACGCTGGTGCCTGTTCTATTGTTGGGGAGTCCTCAAAAATAGTTGACACCTCGGGGCGGACTTGTTCCATCCGGGCGTGTCGAGCTGGTTCTCCCGAATCTTCGGCGTCCGTCCGTCCGTCGTGGTCTGGTCCACGCCGGACAAGGTCACCACGCCCGAGCCCGGCACCCTCCCGGCGGTGGTCCGGGCCATCCAGCTGATTTCCACCGACATCGCCCGGCTCCCCGTGCGCGTGTGCCGCGCCGACGGCACCACGGTCGAGGACCACCCGCTGGTGGGCATCCTGACCCGTGAGGCCAGCCGGTGGCAGTCGGGCTTCGATTTCCGGCGTTACGTCACCGGCTGCGCGTTGAGCTCGGGCAACGGTCTTGCCATCATCCGCCGGGCTTCCGACGGCACCGTCGCCGAGCTCCAGCCGATCCCCGAGGGCGCCGCCCGTGCCCGGTTCATGGAGGATGGCACCGAGTACCAGGTCTCGGATGTTCGACTCTCCGGCGACCAGGTGCTGCACATCGGCGCGTACCCCGATCTCGCGTTCCCGGCGTGGTTCCTGTCCCCGGTGGACGCCTGTTTGCCGGCGCTGAAGCTCGCCGCCGACCAGGACGCTGCCCACGCCTCGCTGGTCCGCACGGGCTCCATGGGGAAGATCGCCATCAGCCACCAGGGCGCCATGAGCGACCAGACGGTCGAGGCCATCCGCAACGCCTGGCAGACCATGCACGCGACCGCCGACGGCGCCAGCCGGCCGCTGATTCTGCGCGAGGGCATGAAGGCCGAGCGGATCAGCCAGGAGACCTCGACCTCGATGATCGAGTCCCGGCGCTTCTCGGTGCAGGAGATCGCACGGGCATTCGGCATCCCGCCAGAAATGCTCTTCCAGCAGGGCGGTGGGGCGCTCTCCTCGCAAGCCGAAACGGCTCGCGCCTATGTGGACAACGGGCTCTCGCAGTGGGTTACGGCGTGGGAGTCGGAGCTCACCCGCAAGCTCTGCGATCCCGGTGAGTACGTCAAGTTCGACACGAACGTGCTGCTCCGGGGCAACCTGAAGGACGCCGGGCAAAGCCTCTCGAAGCTCGTCCTCGCGGGAATCATGTCGCCGAACGACGCCAGGAACCTCCTCGGGCTCGACCCGATGGACGGCCTGGACGAGGCCATGGTCTCCATGCCGGGCGGCGCCAGCGCGGCCACGGGCCCAAACGAAACAAGCGAAACGGAGTCCGAGGATGCTTGAGCTGCGGACCACGACCTTCGAGCGTTCCGGCAACAAGCTCGCCGGCTACGCGGCCGTTTACAACGCGCCCAGCCTCCCGCTGACCATCCGCGGCGTGAACGGTGGCCGGCCGTTCACCGAGCGCGTGGCGCCGGGCGCCTTCGACCGCTCCCTCGCCGGGAACGTGTCGCTTCTGGTCGGCCACGACCGCCGCGAGCTCCTGGCGAACACCAAGAGCGGACTGCTGCAACTTTGCTCCGACGAGCGCGGCCTGGCCTACGAGGTTGAGCTGCCCGACACCCAGAAGGCGCGTGATGTCCGCGCCCTGGTCGAGTCGGGAGTGCTCACAGAGATGTCGTTTGGTTTCTACGTCCGGTCGGACTCTTGGAAGGGCACCGACCGCACCCTCCTGGATGTGGATCTCCGGGAGGTTTCCATCGTTGAAAACGGCGCGTACCCGCAGACGACCGCCGAAGCACGCACCCACCAGCCGGGACTCTCCCGGCTTCGTCTGCGGTTGAGGACCCCCCGATGAAGCTGAAGGACATGATGGAGCAGCGTTCCACGCTGAAGACCGAGGCCGACGCCATTCTGGCGAGCGACACCCTGACCGTCGAGCAGGAAGCTCGCGGCAACGAGCTGGCGAACCAGATCCAGGAGCTGGACGGCAAGATCAAGGCCGCGCAGCTGCGCGAGCGGTTCGCCTCCTACTCGGCCATGGAACGTGGCCTCAAGGAGAACGAGCAGCGCACCGGCGAGTGGATCGCCACGAAGGAGTACCGGAACCAGTTCATCGACTGGGTCCGCGGCGGTCGGATGCCGGAGACCCGCGGCATTCAGGAAATGCGTGACGTCGACGTCACCAGCGGCAGCTTCTCGGTGCTCTTCCCCAAGATCTACGAGGAAGGCATTCTGAAGTACATGGAGCGGAACACCGTGGTCCGCAACCTGGCCAACCTCCGCACGGGCGTGAAGGGCAGCGTCACGCTGCGCCGCAACAACCTGGAGACCGACGCGGCCGTGACTGGCTTCTGGACCACCGAGGCCAGCAAGACCGCCACGGCGCTCGACGGCTCCTGGAGCGAGGTCAACCTCAACCCCGAGGGCGGTCTCCCGAAGTCGGAAGTCACCCAGTGGGCGGTCCGGCAGTCGGATTTCGACATCGAGACCGAGATCATCTTCGATATGCAGCGGAAGATCGCTCGCGGTCTGGAGTCGGCCTACACCGTCGGCACCGGCACGAACCAGCCGAAGGGTCTCTTCGTGTGGGACACCGACTACAAGAGCGTCGCGGTCACTGCCGCGCACGGCTCCGGTTCCGGCTGGGACGGCGCATTCACGCTCGCCAACCTCCTGGAGCTGCGCTACAAGACGCTCCCGGCGGAGTACTGGACCTCGGCGGCGTGGGTCATGTCCCAGGACGCCTACCACCGCATCGCGCAGCTCACCCCGGCGTCGGGCACGAACGTGCCGATCTTCGCCCCGAGCTCGGATGTCCAGGTCTTGGAGAACGCGGCGCCGATGACGCTGCTGGGCCGTCCGGTCTACATCGCTCCGTACGCTCCCGGTCGGCAGACGGCGGCGGTGACCAACAGCGTCCCGCTGATGTTTGCCAACGTCCAGGAAGCGTTCGCCATCCGTGAATGGGGCGGTGTGAGCCTCTTCCGCGACGATGTGACCGTCCCCGGCACGATCAAGTTCCAGGGCATGGTCTTCGCCAACAGCAAGGTCATCCGCCCGAAGGCGGTCGCCGCGCTGAAGATCACGCTGACCTGATACTCCCCCCGGTTGGCCCGGTGGGGGCTTCGGCCCCCACCTGGCTTGGGAGGCTTCATGCCGCTCGACCTCGCCAAGTTCCGCAACTGGGCCCGGATTCCCCACACCGTGGACGATCCGGCCATTCAGCTCGCGTACACCGCTGCGGTGCGCGAGCTCGAAGAGCGCACGGGGTGGTGCTACGACTCCGTCGCCCGGACGCAGTATGTGGCCGAGGAACCGAAGGAAATCAACGAGAAGAAGCTGGTACTTCTCGCTCGCCAGCCGGCCACGCTGCCGACCGTCACGATCAACCTGGTGCTCACCGGGCTCTCGACCGTCACAATCAACGGCCTGGTGTATGCCGACATGGATGTCGCCGGGATCGAATACCCGACCGTGATCAGCTACACGGCCGGAAACGGCACGATCAACGAGCTGCTGGAGATGGCGCTGCTCCAGCGCGTGACGCAGCTGGTGAACAGCCGCGGGGATGACACCCAGGCGCTCGCGTCCGACTACTGGGATCGCATCTGCCCGATGATGGGCAAGGGCGTGGGATGAAGCAGGTTCCCCGAGGCATGATGCGCGAGGTGCTGACGGTGCAGACGCCGTCCACCTCGACGGACACCCTCGGGCAGCTGACCCGGACCTACACCACGGTCGCCACGATCCGCGCCCATGTGGAGTTCATCGAGAGCGCCGAGGCCGTGGACGAGGGCGGTCCCATCGTCCAGACCACCTACCGGCTGCTCGCCGCCTGGCACCCGGCCGTGGACACCGAGACCCGGCTCCTCTGGAACGACCACGGCACGACCCGGACCCTCGAGGTCCGCACCTGTCAGGACCGCGACCAGCGCCGTCGGACGCTCGAAATGGATGCCGTGGAGGTGGTCCTGTGAAGAGCGACTTCTTCCGCATCACCGTAAAGGACAAGGAAGTCCGCGCCGCCCTGGCGAAGCTCCCCGAGCGCGTGAGTGAGAATGTGCGTAAGCGAGCCGCCCGTCGGGCGCTGCGGCCGTTCGTGAAGGAGCTGGCGCGTCTGTGGGTCTCTGCCCGGCTCGGCCGCGACGAAAGGGCAGCGCACCGCCGCGCCATCGGCGCCGCCACCATCCTCGACGTTCGCCGCAACGGGGCAGGGCCGACCGCCCCGACCCGCGTCCGCGTCGGCGTGGACTACCGCCGCAAGTACGGCCGGCTCCAGAAGGTCTGGCACCTGATCGAATCGGGCTTCAACCATAAGACGGCCAAGCGGCGCGTCAAGGGCCGTTTCATCAGCCTGTCCTGGGCAAAGGGCCGCGTTGGCCCCGCGTCCACCGCCGTCAGCCGGCAAATGCTCATCGAAGCCAAGAAAGCGCTGGAGGGCGGCAAATGAGCCTGGAGAACATCGCCCGAGCCGTCCGGCACCACCTCGACGCGGCCACGACCGCGACGGTGGAGCCTGGGATGCGGAACCGCGGCTCCCAGACTCCGGCCGTGGTCTACGAGATCACCGACGCCGAGGCCAACGTCAACATGAGCGGCGCCCACGGCGGCGTCTGGATACTCACCGTCGAGGTCAACATCTACGGCAGCACGACGCTGGAAGTCCTGCAAGTCGCCGACGACCTGTGCGACTACTGGGCCAGCCCAGCCGGTGGCGCTCCCGCCGTCATCAAGCCGACCGGCTACTCGCTCTCGATGCGGACGGCGACCGTGAACGACGGTCTCGAAGGCGACGAACGAATCGGAACCCTGACCTTCCAGCTCCAAGGAATCTGACCATGCCAAACTTCGCAGGCTACGGCGGCACACTTACTTTCACCGGACAGAGCGCAGTCACCTGTCGCTCGGTCACGATCAACTGGGAACGCGCTTCCCTCGATGTCACCCTGATCGGCGACTACCGCGAGCGCCGGGCGCCCGGCCGCATCCGGCGATTCGGGACGATCACGCTCTTCCGGGGCG